AGAGAATGAATATAATCCAAAAGAAGTAGTAGAACAAGAACCAGTAGAGCAAGAGCCAGTAGGAGAAGCAGCATATACTCAGACTGCTCAAGATCAGGTAGCTAGTAATATGGCAGCTAATAATATTCCTGAGCAGAATATTTATAATAGCACTGTACATAAACCTGAAGAGGAAAGACGCAGGATAGAGTTCACTAGTGAGTTCTTTGAGGACAACAGGAATATTGAACCAGAGAATGCGGCTACTTTCCATCATGTATTTCCAGATGGAAGGGTAATGATGCCAGATGGTACAGTACATGTAGATCCTAATATCTTGATGCAGAATAAGCCAGTATATCCTATGCAGCCTATGACACAACAAGTGATGCAGAATGTCAATATGTATGTACCGATGCAGTATGGAGGAATTCCATATCAACCAGAGTATTTCAACATAGAATCTGATTCTAATGTAGTTGATGTACCATTTGAACCAATTCAAGAATCAAATCAGAATAAACCAGTGAGTAAGTCTCCTGAATATATTATTGATAATAGGATTATTCCTAGCAATGACAAAGGAGAAGATATTCCATGGTGTGAGTTCTTGATGGATTCGGCGGCTGTATACAATGCAAGGGTTAGGTTCAATAATGATGAGATATTCATTCCTGCAAGTAAGACTGCTACAGGTCTTATTAAGAGGAAGAATATTATCAGAGAGATCTATCATCGTACTGGTATGGTAAGCGGGTTGTTCAGTTTCAAGTATATCAATTCCAAGACTCAGTTTGGTATCTGGATGTGTACTTGTAATAACACCTGGCTTACTATTGATTATGTGAATGGTGCTTATTCATTCACTGAAGAAGTACCAGCAAGACAGTAAAGTATATGAGGGGGAGATCGAAAGGTCTTCCCTTCTTTTTTATCATGGAGAGAATGATATGGAAGATAATCTCAATAAGGTATCAGCTATAATAATGCAGTTGGGAAGTAATGGAGTAATAAAGATAAACATAGTTATGTACAAGAAGAGATTCAATACATTAGAGTCTATGTATAAAGAATATGAATACTACTCAGATGATCATCATCAAAATATGGTAAGCATGTCATTACACTATGACTACTTCTTATCTCTAGAGAATATGTTTGAAGATAAGAGTCTGAGATCTAAGGGATTCCTTCTTATGAGATATCCTGAGTTATATATCTTCAAGACAATTATAGATACTTCTATGAATTGGTTTCTTGAAGAGAGATTCAATGATCTATTCTTTATCAAAGATGGTATACTACAAGTAAACAAGAGCATTAGACAAACATGTCAAGTATCAATCAATCCTATGACTACAGTAACAACAGAACCAATAGTAGTAGATACATACAACAAAGGTAAAATGACAGGTATAAGAATAACCTTTACATCCAATGGTCACTATATAGATATTGATACTGATACTTTGTTTGGACTAAAGATGTTCTTAGATAGATGTGATCTATTTGTAATGGCACAGAACTTAGTTAACTTCGTAAATAGACCTAAATTTGGTACTAATAGAATCAATATGAATCCAGCTCAATCTCAAGTATCTCCTAGTAAGATTATAAACAATCATGGTAGAGGTCTTAGTGGAAGACAGATAGGAGATAATAAGAATAATATAGAGCAACTTGAATAAAGAATGGGATACCTTGTGGTATCCCTTTTCTTTTTATTGCTGGGGCTGTGGAGTAGGTAATGGTTGAATCATTGCCTTCTGCTTAGCATTCCTCAAGCACTTCTCAATGAAGTCTTTATTATAGTAGCTACCAGCAGTAGTTTCCATTATCTCTTTCATAAACTGATTCTTACCATTCTCATCATTAGGATCTCCATCCCATGTAATAGTAGATATAAGCTGAGCATATTGTTGTAGATTCTCAAAGAATTGAGAATTGTTAGTAAGAGATAAGAATGTAGGTGGTGGTAGAGTGAATGATAAAGTATCATTCTTATGGAAGTGATAGTTATATATCTTTTCTAAGATACGAGAGAATAATACATTTGTTCTAGATTGTCTCTTGAATACAAATCTTAAGAATTTACTATTCGACATAGTGAGCTGTATAGCATAGTCAATAGAATTCTGTCTAGTCTGTACTAACTCCATAGGAACATTAGTAGAATTAACAGCCATTTCTTCTAAGATATTCATTAGATCTGTTTTGATATCTATGTTCTGTCCTTGGATTACTTCCATATTGACTGGAGAGTCTCCATTAGGATTCTTTAGAATGAAGTAATCATTGAACTTACCTGTGATATTTAGTACTTGGTTAAGGTTATTCCTTATCTGTCTAATACCAAAGTTGCCTTGCTTTACCTGATTAATTACATTCATTAGAGCTTCAGTAAGATTAGCCTCAATACCTGGATTTACATAGTATACTCTCTTATCAAAGCCTCTAGTCATAATCATTATAGATGCAGTTATATACATAGCTGTATATAGCTTAGCTGGTAATAGAGACTTATGAATGTCACTAATACCTCTATGGGTAATAGGATCTAGCTCAAAGTAAATATGAGTAACATCCTCAGGAGGAATGAAAGTTACTCTCATCTTATTAGGACCAGATGTGTTATATACTTGATTATATTTCAAGATAGCATAGATTTCTTTCTTTAGATCTTGGTTACGGTTGATAAACTTAGAGTCTATAAACTTGGATAACTGATTAGAGATATATCTCAAAGCTCTATCATGTTCACTCTTATCACTCTCAGCAGAGAAGTTATTACCACCTATATTAATCATAGGATCAGATAGCTTCATGGTAGATGTAACCATATTTCTTTTTTCTTGGAACTCGAAGTAGTAGTATCCTAAACAAATGTCATCAGACTCGATGATTATAGGAATGGTATTGTGTCTATCTAGAGTCTTCAATATACATCCAGGAATATCAAATTTATACTTATCACTATGATTAAGCTTATTCATATCAATCAATCCGTCATCAGCACTAGGCTCTTTATCTATATCCTTCATATAATCTTCAATATCATTATCAGGAATCAAAGGACCATTCTTAGCTTTCACTTTCCTGACAGCTCTTATTATACCATTGATTTTAGTAGATTTGATAACGTCTCTATCATCCATATTAATAGGCTTTTCAGGATCCTTTAACTTAGCCTTACTAGCTTCTTCTTCATTAAACCAATAACTATCATTACTAGTATCTTTAGCTTCTTCCATCATCATCTGTTCTGAGAATACATGAGTCATTGACTGTTCTGAGAATGACTCAAGATCTCTATTATTTCTCTCATAGTTCTCATATATAGAAGTAACAACTCCACCTTTACATAACTCAATCTCTAGATTACCAAACTCATGATTTGCTATCACTTTAAGATCCATTAACTTTTTAGGTAACTGAACACCATCTAAAGTACCTGCCTCTAGATTCATACTAGTAGTAATCTTATTCATAGCATCCTTATCTTTAACTAGTCTTGATATCTCTTTAGAATACGGTACATGATATACAAACTCTTCTCCATATTTACTTCCATTAGTATACCATTTCTCAAATTTCTCTAGAAGGCCATATGTAGCTTTAATTTCATCCAGTCTTCTATTGAATATATCATCATTAGAAGTATCACTGATATTAATAGCTGAGATATAGTCCTTAGAGAAGTGATCTGTAGATATGACATTATCTCTTAAGATAGCTATACATTCCTCTAGTTTAGACATATACTTCAGGATAGTATCAACTTCAGCATCATAATCATATAGATATCTATTCTGACTATAAGAACTAAAGACAGATGCCATAAACCCTTGGTCACTAAACATCTTTTTGAATGCATCTATAGTGTGGCTATCATCTTGAGACTGAATGATTCTTTTATACAGATTAGATATATTAGATAGACCCGACTTGTCTAAGTTATTACTAAGAATATTATCTAGATGACTATTGATATCCTTAGCAATCCCTTCTCTAGTATCCTTATCATTAGTAGTATTAAACCAAGATCTCTGATATATGTGATTTATGTTAGTCGTTATTGAATCAGCAATCTTATTAAATGGAGATTGCTTCAACAGATTAACTTCTACTTTCTTATCGGCCACTGTAATTGACCTCCTTCTATTATCTAAATCATTTAACTATAGGTTTGAGTAGTAAAAAAGGGTACCAATCGGTACCCTATAATCTCTATAGTAATCCTATACTAGGATGATAGATACTATCCCTTGTGATATAGTTAGGTAGATATCTTAATGTATCTGATATATAGATCTTATCATCCTTGATTCTACTATAAGCAACTGCATTCTCTAATCCAAATAAGATGTCATCACAGTCTTCACATATCAATCTAGATGTGTTCTTTGGATTATCATCTGGTCTATCAGTACCAGTGATATATAAGCAATTATTGTCATGTAGTACTGCTACTCCATAGCTATAAGGAACTATCTTAACAATCTTAGATTCCTTTTCATTAAATGGAGAATGAGTTAATCTAACTCCAGGGAATGGGAATACTGAGTCTTTAGGTGTATTTAACCCTAATACATACTCAGGTTTACTATCAGTACAACCAAAGGCATAGTAGTATCCAGACTTAGCTTTATATACTACCATTCTATCTAATAGCCAAATATCATCTACATCATCTGCTAATGTAAGATATCCTACATTTCTATCCTTAGGAGATGTCATGAAGTTTCTATCATTATCTCCATAGTATCCTAAGACACCATCCTCAAATAGAATAATGAAGTTGCCAAATTGAACTTCACCCATCTTCTTTACAGGCTTCACTAACTCTAGTAACTTCATAGGATAGTACTCAATTCTATTATTTATATATCCAGATACATAGATAGTCTTGTACCCATGTCTATCATTTTGATAGTAGTAGGTTACTAATCCTTTAGCAGGACTATAACTAAACTTATCAAAAATCTTAATGATATTAGATGCGTTAAAGCCATGTATAGTAAGACACTCAGATAGATTAGTAGCAACTCTAAGGTCAAATGAGTTATGACCATATTCATAGTCTTCAACTACTCCAGTACCAGCACATCCATAGTTATTATTCATGATTGTATATATCCTGATATCATTCTTGAGCTTGAAGAAACATCCGACACCATAGATTTTTTCTAATCTATTAGTCTTATTGATTTCATCTAGAATTATACTTCTCTCAAGATGATCTAACTCTGTTACTACTTTGGTATAATAAGGATCAAGGAAATAGTTTAATGGTCCTTCATCGTATTCTTTATATCCAATACCATAACTATCGTTATCTACGATAGTCTTCATTATAGTACTTTTCATAAATTACACCTCATTCTATATTCTAGTAAGAGTATTACTCAAAAGTCACTATTTAAATAGATAATAAAAAGAGGATGACCTTTCGGTCACCCTCTGAAACATCACTTAATGGTTTTATCCGTTGCGGTAAAGGCACGAGAACTACCACTAGAAGCCTCAAGTGCAGTACCAGAAGCATTCTGCGTGGAATACATCTTAGGATCGTTATCGAGTCCACTATAGGAGAAGTCAGCTTCTCTCCAAGTGGTATTAGCATAGATAACACCCATGAACTTATTGGCAACATCATTAGCCTCACGGCTCATAATGGGATAGCCATTAAATTCAACATTGATATCCTTGAATTCATAAGTGCCCTTCTCAGATACATAGATATCGAGAGGAACACTAGTAGGCTGACAACTTGCAAGGTATACAGCCTTTTCAAGGTTAAACAATGTGTTATCCGTAACAATGTACATGAACTTGAAGATCTCATTCTCATAACCGGCCTGGAGAGTACCGTCCTCGATAAGACCATGATAAGTCTTAACTTCGGTACGGGGATCCTTGATACCGGTAATGAATAGTTCATGAGCCTTCGTAATGGTAGAACCAAGCTTTTCTTGATAGGTAGCTGAGAAGCTACCATCTGATTGCTTGTTTACCTTGTTGATAATATTGATGCTATTGATACCATTGGTAAGCTGACCAGTATCAACAGTGATATTATCAAGACCAGAAAGACCACGGAACTCAAACTCAAGGATATGAGTATAAGTCTTGATGATCTTAGAATACTCATCGTTGTTAGAAGCAAGTTCCTTCATAAACTTAGGAATACCCATAACAACGAGGAAAGAATATCCAGATTCAAAAAGGTTATACTGCTCTAGATCACCAAAGTCAGTAACACCTCTCATCAACATGAACTTTGTAAGGTCTCGGATAGAGTGAGTACCTTCAAAGATGTTGTTATTTCTGCTCGGAGGAACTCCTGGCATTTTACCTCACCTCTTCCTTTTCTTTTAGATAGTCGGTAATGCAATGATCTTGAAATACTCTGCCTGTACGAAGTCATAGAACTTGACCTTCAATACAGCATAGTAGATCTTCTGAACCTCATAGAACTTGTCATTCTGATATTCCATTTCAAAGGAAAGGAAGTTAGAGGAGAATTTACCAAGTTCAGCATTAAGATCAGCTTGATAATCTTCAAGATCCTGACCATACATGAAGCTATAACGATTCTGTGGGCAACGCTCACGGAGAATCTTAATAACTTGCTGGATGCACCATACGTTGCAGCTCCAGCTAAGCTGAGTATGCTTCTCACAGTGCTGTGCCGTCCAGAGAGTCTCAAGGACAACTCGACGAGTAGCACCAGAACGATAGATGGAAACGTAATTAACTCCAAGGTCCTCAAGCTGCTGCTTCTCATCGAGAGCAGGTGTAACCTTCGGAATGAAGTTAATAGAATTCTTACGAATCACGTTACCATAATCCCAATACAGTCCATACTTAATACCTGCGAAAGGCCTATTGCAACCGTTGATGAAGTGAACAACGATAGCAGGAGCTAGCAGGTAGCACATGGTTACTGTAATATATGTCTTCTTGACATCATCAAGAACCTGGAAGCTATTGCAGTAAGAAGAGCTATACCTATTGTGAAGTACCCAATACTCCTGAATCTCGATATCATGAATATTATGAACATCAGTACTCATGTCACGAAGGAAGAAGCAGTCTTCACGATAAGTCACGAAGTCTTCAATAGCGCGTTTAGCATCTTCAGGATAATCAGCGTCAACAATGAAATCAATAGCCATTGCATCAAGATTATAGATCTCTTCGCAATAAGTTCCATTGAAGAACTTAACAAGCTCCTGGGAATATACCTCAGTCTCAAGAGGAGCCATGCCAAAGGAGCCATTTGAACCACCATCAAGAGTATTGCCATAGATGTCCTGAAGGTTGAATTCAGAAGCATCAATTTCAATACCCTTAACCTGGTTACCACGAACATCATGTCCAAACAGGAGATCATAACCATATAGAGATCCACGGATAAGACCAAGGATATCCTCCATAGCTTCCTGTAGAACAGTGAAGTTATCTGTATATGCTTTAACCCTGATGTAGTTAGAACCAGGATTCTGTCCCGTCGGATCAGTTACCATCTCAAGGGAAACATTACGTCCCCTCTCAACGACATGATCAAGCGAGAAGTAGAACTCCTCTTCTCTTTCACCTTCATCAGGAATAACCTCAAGTAGATACTTTGCATGGTTAGTAGTACGGCTGAACCTGTAGTCAGGAGTAATCCTGAAACGAGGAGTCCAGCTACCACGTCCCTGCGATGCAAAGAGAACGAGAGGAATTACAATATCATTCTCACTGGATGCAGGAATAGCTGCCTCAAAGAGAGTAGCAACCTCATCCATGTCATTGCTATTAGTATTAACACTGACAGCATTGTACTTGAGAACGACCTTATACTTAGGCTCAGTTGCAGGAGGAGTATAAGTGACCTCTTTTAGAGCATCATCATACGTTCCACCATTGCTATCATAGCTTGTCTTAGTCTCATCACTGATGTAAGCTAGAACATCAAGTGTCAGCTCACCATCATTGGTGAAACCAGGATTATCTTTAAGAGTAATCTTAAAGTATCTCTCTGTAGGACCATCAAAGGCACCAGTCTGCTCGTAATCAGAAGTAACCTCATACTCAGCAGGAGCTAGAGTCTTAGTAGTTCCATCAGAGAGAGTAACAGTAACTACAGAGTCACTATTAATCTTAGAGATAACAGCAGCCTTAGTAGGACAATCAGCATCACTAGTTACCCCAAAGTAATAGAAGCCACTTGGATTAACAGAGAGCTTCGTTACCACAGGAGTAGTAGTTCCAGCAGCAGTACCACTATTATCTGCCATCCTCTGAATATGAACATAAATACCGAGATTTGCTAGAGTAGCATCTGGAGCAACAACTCTCTTACAGTATACCTGACCACCGTTGTCGATCATGCCAGAGACCTGCTTAAGAGCCTGTCCATATGTTGCAAAATCAGTATTATATCCAAACATCTTGTAGAAGACTTCACCTTTAAATAGTTCCAGATCTTCTGTACCACGATCAGAAGCAAAAGCTTGCATTGCTGTAGGGATTCGTACAGAAGAATTGATGATTTTATCATCATAGTAACTATTATCAATGATTTTGATCAAAGTCTGCGGGTACATAAACAAACTCCCCTTTTTAAGCTTATATTAAGTTATATGATATTAAGTAACTTTAAGTTTCCACTTCTTTCCACATGTTTTACCATGCTTCATATGGAAACTCTAGTTATTTAACATTTCAAACCCAAGCTCTTAATAGATAGTTTAGAAAAGATGCATGCTCAGACATACGAATTTTGGCAATAAGAGAGGTAGGCAGATGCCTACCTCAATATTAACTTCCTGAGTCAATGTCATCCGATGATGTAACCATAAGATCATTATCAAGATCATCCTTATCAGAATCTTTCTTCTCATCATTAATCTTATCTTTCTTAGATAGAGCTTTGAGCATTTCTCCAATAGAACTGAAAGTTGCTAGCATATGGTTGTATTCTATCTTGTTAGATAGATAGCTTCTAGTCTGGTATGTCTGAGTTATATTCTGATGTACCAGATCTTTAAGCTCTTCTATCTTTCTAGAGACAAACATAACAACCTCTTCATTAGCATCTGTCTTTACAATTCTATTTACTCTATTCTCTATCTTCTCTATATCCTCATAGAGTCTAATAAACTGTATCTTTAGTTCATTATCCTTGATTTGGATTTGTTCTGGAGATAAGTCTGAGAATAGTCTAGCTTCTAGCTCTTTTAGTTCTGACTCTTGATCAGATCCTTCAGCTCCCGATCCATCATCTGAAGTGCCATCCTCTGCTCCCTCAGATCCTTCACCATTTTCATTGCCATCTGGATTATTGGGATCAGTAGTACCGTCATTGTTCCCAGCACTATCGTCACCATCAGGTGAAAGCTCTCCATAATCCGTATCTGGCTCTTCTGCGGCTCCACCCCCAGGATTATTTGTGCCTCCTCCAGGGCCAGCAGTCCCTGTATCAGGAGGACCAGGATCCCCAGGAATACCACCACCTGGATCAGCTTGTGGTCCAGTATCTGTACCAGTTTGATCATTATTACCAGTCCCTTCATCATCCATCGACATCTGAGTGTAATCAGAGTCATCTTGATCCTCACTTGCTCCTGCTGTAGGATCCTGTGCAATGGTAGCATCCATTCCACCACCAGCATCAGGGGTAGTTTGAGCATCTGCAGGATTAGCTTGATCTGGTGTACCTGCAGTAGGTTGATCTCCCTGAGTATCATCATCTGGAGTCATCTGAGTATAATCAGTATCATTGCCATTATCAGCAGCAGAATATTCTTGGTCATCTGGCTGCATTTGGGTATAATCATTTTCATCTGCTCCACTATCACCTGTAGCAGGAGTGTTAACTCCTTGATCTTGTTGGTTATCATCATCTTGACTCATAGAAGTATAATCACTGTCATCATCATCTTCAGCAGCACCTGTGGCTGTAGGTGTCATACCGGTGCTGGATGTTCCTGTCCCCGTCTCAGTTCCTCCTGGAACTTCTTGAGGTCCTCCAGTTTGTTGTTGACCGAAGCCGCCACTACCTGACTGATCTCCTGTGCTACTATCTGTTGTTCCTGTTGTGCCTTGAGTGCTCTGATCGACGGGTGTTCCGAACCCTTGCCCACCTGTTGTTGAATCATTACCTTGTCCTCCTTGTTGTTGTTCATCTTCAGTTTGTCCACTATCATTAAGCTTCTTACCACCTACTGTAACATCTTCATTGAATAAATAAGAATCAAAGATACTCATTCTGCTTCCTCCGTTTCAGGAGAGATTCTTTAAGAAATTTCTTAGCACTATAGAGATCATAGATGGAGAATTTTATATTAGACGCAGGACCATATCGTTCTTCATCATGGATCTCATTAGATATAAGAAAGTTCTTCAAACATGTTATGCTACATTCAATATCGTAAAGAATCATTATGACCTCTTTAGATCCTGGCATACTAGCATACTTTACTAGGTCAGGAAGAATCGGAGACCCTATTAATCCTTTACTATTCTGTCTTTCTTGTTCTTCTTTAGTGAGTTCCATGATTATATCCCTCACTTATTATCTCTATCCTGATTATTGATCATACTATCAGTAATCTGATCAGGAGTCTTCTGATTATACTCCACATTCATCCTATACTTCAATCTATCTCTCTGTCTAAGTATCTTCTTCTCTATCATAAGACACTGTCTATATGCATTCATATCTCCAGAAGACTTTGCCTTATTAACGTATTCATTGCATACCTTGAGTTCAGTATCTAACTCATCAAGAACAATCTGTCTCTCTTTAGCTCTAAGATCTTTGGATAGTGCAAAGACTCCTAAGAGATAGATAACTGTAAGAGCAGGATTGATCAAGAAGGTAAAACCAGATATCAAAGCAAGCTTAATGATTCTAGAAGCTGGAGGTAATACTTGTCCTCTTATTACTGCTTCTTTATTTTCTTGCTTAAGGGTATTAGCCATACCACTTCTTAGATTCTCTATAGAGCTATCTAAAGTCCTAGATGCAATCTTCTCTTTATCTGAAAGATTCTGTGCCACTTTAGAGACTTTATCCTTGAGCATAGTAAGCTGATTACCAATAGACATCTCATTCAAGATATCTTGAGCATCAAGCATAGCATTGGTAATCTCATAGATATTGGTTAGCTTCTTAGAATTCTTAAGAGCTGACTCAGTAGCTCTATATGCTTCCTTCTTTCTATATGATTCAGATTCGTGCACTAAGTCATATAGTCTATCATTGAGTCTACGATTGTTATATAACATACCACAGTTCTCAGCGATATAAGTACCTACAGACTTAGTAACTCTATCACTCTCTAAGAATCTATAGAACGGTTCTTCTCTAAAGGAAGTTATTACATTGGCACACTCACCAAGAAGTATAATCTCAGTAGCAGCATCTTCAATGGTTGCTTCCTTGAGCATATCATCAAGATCATCAGATGAACTATCGTCATCATCTTTATTATAACCCTTACGTTCATCATTCTCTGCATCAGTATAGAGATCGTCTTCAGCAGTCTCTAGCTTCTCTATAGCTTTATCTAGTTCTTTAATATAAGCTTCATTATTCTCCTTAGCTTTACCTGTAAGCTTAGTACCTTTCTTCTTAGCTTTCTCTCTTGCAGCCTTATACTTCTTTACATATTTTGCATATTGTTCTCTCTTCACTTTCATATTGATAAATAGGTTTACCATATATGCTACTAGACCTAATATAGGACTAATAGCAAATCCACCTACTACTACAGCAAGGTGAAAGATAGTACCAAGTATATTAGGAGTCTCTTCAATGATATTTTCTGGAGAATCTGCATAGATTTCTTTTATTGTTTCTTTAAGACTAGATGCTGTCTTATTAGAAGATGTCTTAAACTTAGCCATTGCAGCTTTAGCTTTATTACCAGCCTTCTTAATAACTCCTCCTTCTATGACTCCAAACATAGTAGAGTTCATATCAATCTTAGGAGCTACATAGTCATTTACCTCCTCTACATCTAGAAGAGATATAGCCATCTTAGTATCCTCATTGGTATAAAATTTATTGGTTCTAAGAACATGCTCAATATCTAATAGATTAGAATTGTACTCCATGTCACAATAAGCTTCTCTTATCATATCAGTATCTTCTTTACTTACCTTGAGACTTATAGATGCCTTATCCATAATAGTATTAAGCTTGATTAAAGCACTATGCAGTTTCTTAGCCTTCTTATTCTTTAGCTTATCTTCTAGCTTCTTTATACCAATCTTACACTTCTCTCTTTCACTAGGACTAATAGTTATCATTATACCTACACCAATGCATAGTAGGATAACACCAGTGATTACACTAATAACAATAAGAGCTATACCTATCAAGCCTGCTATTAATCCTACTGAACCAATAGCAGTACCAGTAATTACTCCCAGTAGAATGAATAGAGTACCGAGACCTTTACCTATGATATCTAATAGCTTTCTACCAGTAGTCTTACCAGCATTCTTTAATGTGACCATATTTTTCAATAAGATATTTCCAAATTCAGCCGCAGCAGCATTACTACATTTTGCTAGTCTTTGTGCTGACTTAAGAATCTTCATAATGAGAGTGCTATTGGAAGTTTCTTCATATAGCATTTGGTAATCATATATACTGCCTCCTTCCATAATGAAGTACTCAGTAATAGCAGATGCTAGATCACTTCTATTAAACTTCTTTCCATTACGATCGAATTCATATGCTATATTCTCTAAGCAAATATTAACCTTTGCTCTAAATGGAACATCATATGTGTCTAGTAGCATACAGAACTCTTGTACACATAGCTCTGGATCCATATGTGATTCTCTAAAGGCTCTACCTAAATTGAATCGTTGATTGATCTTACTATGAGTGGATAAGACTCTGTCACATTGCTTATTTATATTGACAGCTTCACTCATCTTCTTAAGACCTTCTCTATAAGCTTCTGCTTTCTTAGAGTCCATAGTAACTACTTTGGATGATTGTTTTAGTTTACCAGCATCCATACCTACAGCAGTCTTAGCTTTCTTTAGAGCTTCATTAGCTCCACCATGATTTCTCTTTCTAGTATTGATAGCTTCTTGTCTAGATGATATATGCTTCTGTAATGCTTGTGCATTACGTACTTTTATCTTTCCTATAGCTTTCTCTGTGATTATATTAGAGATATCTCTAATCCTTCTCTCAGAGTCATTAAGAAAGACTTCATCTAATAGATCTAGAAGATAATCCAGTTTTACTTCATCATTAGACTCGGGTAATTGGTCAAAGTGTTCACATAGTGTCTTGACGGTTTGATAATTATATCGTTCTCGTAAATTTGACATCATTCCAATAGCGTTAATTGAATCTGATTTCTCATTGAGTGATCTAAGACGCTTACTAACGGCTTGAATTGGAATCATACGTAAACCACTCCTTCATCGTATGGACTTTCTGCATAATGGGATACCATGTTTAAGACATCCTTCTTATTACGATTAACCAAATACTCAAGATAATCTGTCTTATATTTCAGAGGATTCTCAGAAAAATCAAAGGTCTTGAGAACTACACTATTTTCACTATCAATATGGGGTGAAGCAATAGAGATATCCTTATTGAATCTGCTATTGTTCACTATGATATATGCTCTAGTGAGTTCTCCATCATTAGCAATGAAGCATCTATATATATTCTGAGTAAAGCTAGACTCATTAACAAGTAATTCAAGATGTTCGATTATAGGTACTTCTACCTTTAGCCTCTTACCTACTATTGTGGTGTCATTATCTCGATAAGTCTTTATTGTAGGATATGTAAGATTAATAGCAGCTAGAAGTGATTCAAAGTTATTAAGAATCTCGCTTCTTAGCTGAGTATCTGGAATATCATTGAGTCTATATCCAGTAATATAGAAAGGCATACTAAGCTTCTGATTGGATATGATTACTCCATATTGGAAAACTTCTAGCTTACTATTGATAATCTGGATAATAAAGTTTTTGACCTGCTCAGATATAGCTAGAGTACTAGAACTGAATAGATCTCTCATTTCGAGTTGGTTGTTTACATACCATGGGAATACAAGAGTAGCATCATACTTATTAGCGTTATCATTGATTAACTTTTGTAATTTCTGTAATATTCTATTTAGAACTCCATTAGCATCTAAATCTAGATCTAATAGATCTTGATTATGAATAGAAATCTTATCTATCCAAGGTAGACCAGAGACCTTAGTAGTTCCATTAGAATAATGGTACTTCCTGATTAGCTTAGTATTAATAAGGGATCTAATATCAGCTCTAACCTCACCATCCATATAGGCAGTACCTTTAGTAGATAGTGTCTTAAAGCTATATTGTCCTCTGAATGTATATGGAAGATTAACGACTGTGTTTCCATTTACAGTAACATCAGTCACTATGTCTTCAGATATAATTCTTAAAGCTTCTATATTAATAGATTGCTCTGCATAAGCAGGACTATTAGCATAGTCCCAGAATTTAATAGTTGAAGTAGTAGTGTAAGGTAAGGATGTCTTAAGGTTACCTTTGAATTCAACTACTTCATTATTGACTATTTCTCTCATACTGGTAGTAAGTTTAGTATATGCATACTCAGGGCTAAATATAAATTCAGATAGTTTAGCCTTAGCTCTCTTCTTATATGGTAGGGGAATTCTAATCTTAGAGTATTCTCTTTGTCCATCATAAATAACAGTATCAATCTTATTAGTATCTTTGAATACTTTGCTATAGATTACTTGAATAATATCGGTGATGATTCTTTCTTTAAGATAGTCTTTGTTACTTACCATAAACAATTGATTCATAGTATATTTAAATTTACCCATGTATGGTAGTCTAACCATCAACTTAGGATGATAAGCTGTACCATTAGTGAAAGAGCTATCAAAGTTAAATGCCATAATCTTTTCATTGATAAGCATCTTAATAGTAGCATTCACTTGATTCATAAATCCATCATAGCCAAGGTCAAAGAGATGAGAAAGAGTAGTCTTACCACTAGCAGTATATGGTAACTCAGCTACTATTCTATTCTCTCTATTCTTCTTCTCAGAAAGAATAAATGGATCTCTGAATGGATATGATATCAGTGTTATTCTACCTCTTTCTCTTGTAATATCAAGAGTCTTCCAATCTGATTCTCTATATAGCTCAATGATAGTTACTGGATTAATCTTACTTTCTATTACTGCACTTACAATCAATCTATTTTCAAAATCATCATAGTCTTTAGCAATTCCGAACTGAATCTTAGTCATATCTGAAGAATAGTATCTAACTAAGTCGTTTTCATAAACTTCTGTTCCATCATTCATGGATAGTAAAAGTTTATTCATATCTATTCTCCTTTCATAGTGATCTATACTATTTTGTCGATAGCTAAAATAACGTATATGAAGCTATAAGAATGACATTAGATTAAAATAGTAATTATTAAGGAGGATTACTACTATGCAAGAACCACTTGGATATATGATCCTTGAATCTCCTACATTAAACTCCGATATTAAGACTGTAGGAAGAGAAGGTGTGAATAATAGAGTCATTGCTGAAGGTAACTTACAAGAAGCAGATGAAACAAATAGAAATGGTCGAGATTATGCTAAAGAAGATCTATTTGGTGCATTGAAAGATCCTAGACTTAAAGAACTTCTAGATGCTAAATCATTATTTGGAGAGGATGGACATCCTCTCGATAAGACTCTAGCTAGGCAACAAACTATTTATCGTCCATTAAGATGCGTAAGTTATATGTCTATATGGACAGATGGTAACTTTATCAAAGCTAGATTCAAAGGTACTAATAATCAATTAGGTAAAGAGTTCGATGAAGACCTAAGAGATGGTGTATTACCTGCATTCTCTCTAAGAGCTCTTGGTACAGTACAAAATAAAAATGGTAAAGTATTTGTAAAGAATTTACGCATAATTACCTGGGACACGGTGGTTTTTCCTTCGCATAGAAGGGCATACACAACGAAGATAGTTAGTGAAAGTGCAAACATGGGCATTAAAGCTGGTATGGGTAGTAACCAGAGGATATATAATGAAAATTGGCAAGGCGAATTAACTCCTATCATGACTCAGCAAGCTATTGATTATATTAAACAAGAGTCAACTACTCTTAAAGCTTTCACAGAATGCTTTGAGTCTCTAGGTAACTCTGTATCTCTTCTTGAAGGTGGTAGAAGAGTACAAGTTATTACTAAGAATGGATCAGTGGCAAGACTTAATCTTGAATCTTATATTTCTAATGAGATTATGGATTACGCTTGCAGACGATAATAAAGAGAGGTACCATAAGGTACCTCCCTATGTTTTTAACTACGTCCAGGAACTTTATAGTCGCTAATTTTATTACGTTTGATGTATTCACGTTGTGTCTTCTTAGCAGTAAGCCTAGCTCTATTACCATACTTACGATTTAGAGCTTCCTTAGCTTCCTTCTTCATAGCCTGAGCCTTCATGAAGCGCTGCCAATTGATATCATTGTCCTTCTTAGCAAGTGCATAGACTGCTAGCTGATTACGACGCTCTAGCTCAGACTCCTTGGAGAGCATCATGATAGAAGTCTTATTGATTAGACCAGCTTCCATGAGTGCCTTTCTAGCATCTGCCATCTCAGGAGACTCAAGAAGATGCTTTCTTTCATCCTCTGGCATATGAGCAACTTCATCAAAGAACCAATCTTGCATTAGTCTATTCATTTCTTCAGTGGTGATTTCTACCTCACCATTAGTATATCCCTCAGGATTAAAAATACCCATTATAAATTTCCTCCTATCTATTATCATTGTTTAGTCTTTATCTACGTCATTTACTAAAGAGTTATCCAAATCACCGAGTAAAATAAATCTTAAAGATATATTATACTTAGGAGTAATGGAAGGAGAGTTGTTTGATATGATAGAAATAAAGGATTTATTTAAACAGCAGTCTATACAAGAATATAGAACTACTGCGATAGATATGCTGAAATATAACTTTCCTCAATTAAGTTTTAGTGAACTAGGAGAAGCTGTAGATGATGCTATAAAGAAAGGAGCTATAGATCATCCTAGTTCAATCTATAACAATTATAAAAATCGGACTGTACAAAGTACAGTCTATCAAATGACCCAATATATACTTAGTAGACAACCTATAATGACTTCAGTAGGCTGTTTATTTGTACAGCATGAAGTTATGGTTAATCCTATTAAGTTATTATTGGATGGCTATTTATCTGCTCGTAAAAAGTTAAAGAAAAAGATGTTTGAGTTTCCAAAGGGAAGTGAGGGGTATGAAAGGTATAATTTAGCTCAATTACTCAAGAAATTAGCGGCGAATGGATTATATGGTTTAATAGGCACGAATACATCTTACTTTTATAATGTTCATGTAGCTAGTGGAATAACGAGGCAAGGAAGGTCTTCTATTGCAAACATTATCTTATTGTTTGAAGGATTATTAGCAAACAATGTACAATTTTGTAGTCTTGATGATATAATAGAGTTCATTCATAATGTAGTGAATGAAACTCCATTCAGAAAGTATAATGATAAAGATATTCTTGATAGGAATATAGGAGTGGAAGAGTGTTGGTATAAAGTCATGTCCAACTGTGGATTCAGTGGATATATACCAACGGAGATGGATATGGATATAGTTATGACTATCTTAAAGAATGTTAGTCAGACTGATCTTAATAGAATTTATTATAAGAATAACCTCTATGCATTCTGTAATAACCAATCTGTACAGAGAGCTATTAGATATATTCTTGAAAGATTGGAAGTACCCTTCTTAGATCCTAATGAAGTTCCAGAGTCTATAGAAGTCGAGATAAAGATGTTTACTGATTTCATTTATGAATATGTGTATTATAGACACATGTATCAAGATAAGATAGAGCGTGTAGGTATCATGTATAAGAGTGCATCTGTGTTAACAGATACTGATAGTAGTATGATATCATTAGATGCATGGTATCGTTATGTATTACCAATGACTTACAATTTGGATATGCCAATCAAAAGGCAGTTTGTTGATGAGAAGGCATTTGTACTGGATGGTAAGACTGAAGTAGTTGATGAAGAGAGTAATCATGAATTAGATTATAACTTCTTTACAGATGAATTCACTGAAATGTATAGAGCGACTAAAGTGGATAGAATAGTACCACAGGATAGTCTTAGACACAGTATCATAAATATTATGCTCAATGTAGTAAAGACTTTGAGTACAGACTATCTTAGATTCTATAGTGGTAGTTATAATAGTTATACTGATGAGAGATGCTATCTTGATGTAAAGAATGAGATGCTCATGAAGAGAATTATGCTTACTGAAACAGCAAGAAAACATTATGCTTACTACTTAGAGATGCAAGAAGGCCATCCTGTAGATGGTAAAGCACGGCTAGGAATCACTGGATTGGAAATGGATAAAGCTAGTATTCAAACCTCTGTAAGAGAAAGACTTAAGTCTATTCTCTTTAATGATATACTAGCACCAGAAGAGATAGATCAAAAGAAAGTCCTAGTAGACATGATCAAGTTTGAGAAAGAAATCTATGAGTCTCTTGCTAGTGGTGATACAACGTACTATAAGCCAGTATCATCTAAAAGCATGAACTCTTATGATGATCCCATGGGGCAGCAAGGAATAAAAGCGGCATTAGTATACAATGCTACTAGAGATGAAGGTGCCCCAGAGATTGATATGAATGAAAGATTCAATGCCTATGTAGTCAAGGTAAAGATAACACCATTAACTGTAGAAAAATTAGAGACTGAGAATCCAAGAATCTGGAATGCTCTTCAAGAGTTCTTTAAGATGAAACAGTTTAAGAATGGTATCAATACCTATGCAGTACCTCATGATACTCCCACCCCTAAATGGGTGATAGAGTATATAGATTACTATCAGATTATCAATGATAATCTCAAGACGTTTCCTATTGAGAGTATTGGATTGTCTGGTAGAGCCGGTAACGATAGCGTTACACATTCTAATGTATTGAAGATCATCTAAGGAGGAGATCGACAATGGGGATTTTTGAAGGTGCTGTTATTGCCAATGCTGAAGAAAGGAGGAAGAAAGCAAAAGATAATATCAAGACACTCTATGATTCTATTAAAGAGCAGGATGACTGTGCTAATGCTCTTGATATGCTGGCCAATACTAGTAATGATGAAGATAGTTGTCGTGGAAATGTAAGGTATGAAATCGAAAGGGCTGCAAGGATCATTCACTTCAAGTCTGCTGATGATACTAGCCGCTTTGTTGAGGCTATCAGGGATTATGGTCCTGTTGCTATCAGGACTAACTTCATCAATCGTAATCAGGTAGATGGTTATGGAGTCTTTGTTCCTTGGGGCGTCGTAGAAAAGTATAACAATGCAGGTCTTGATATTGCTTCTGAGATTGAAGATTTCATTAATAATAGGATCAAGGAATATGAAAAGGAAAAGAAGAAGGAAGAGGCAGTAGATGAAGCTGGTGACAATCTCAAAGACTTTATGGAAAGATAAGAGATAACCAAACCAAAAAATAGCAATATATTATACATGGGAGCAGTAGAAATACTGCTCCCGATATTTGCTGTATTTTATAGAAGGGAAGGGATAACAATGGCAATAACAAAGGATGGGTATGTTAGTTTTATTGATCTGCTTAGTACTCTTAGTAGAAAGGAGGAAAATAATGGTGCAGTAATATCTATTATAGAAACCATATGTAATGAGAATATGGTTTTTGTTAGTCCTTTGGGAGGACGTAGTTATATGTTTGGTATTAATACTGGTAAGCACTTTGATTCTATTGCAAAGAAGCTTAAGTATGAAACCCCTGAAGAGATTAGCTACTTTCTTTCCAAGCTTATCAATATTGGCTTGACTGAATTGCTTAACAAAGTCATGAAAGAAAAAGACAATCAAAAAGAAGTAAAACAAAAAGCCCCTACTCCTAAAAGGACTAAAAGGAAAACAGGAACAAAATTAAAGACAGATGTAATGGATAGGTTTACTGGAGAAACCTTAATAGAGTTCATCTTAAAATATGCCGTAACAAACGATGAATTAGAAAAGCACAAAGTAACCAATAATGTTACTGGCGGGTATAAGATGTATAATGGCATGTATGATCACAACTTTCTTTCAGGTGTTGGTGTTCCATGTACGTTAAATCTTAGGTGGAAGAATAAGAAAGATCGTGTTATACGTCCTACTCCATGTCAGTACAAATTTGCAAATAAGTTTCTTGATAATAATGTAGATCTCTTAGTATTGATAGACGATTATTTCGATATTGACCAAGATACATATTCATTTAAACTGGTACTTGGTAACGACCATGTATCATATATGGTACCAGTAAGAATGCCTAACTAAACCAAAAAATAGCGATATATTATATATGGGAGTAGTAGAGATACTGCTCCCGATATTTACTGTTTATATATTAGAAAGGATGATTTGTAATGCTGTCCAAAGAAGAGTATGCAAAGGTTAGCCGTAGTATGAATATTGTTAGCGACATTGATAAAAGCCTTGTTGAATTGTACAATTTTCTGAGCGGTACAGCCTCCAAAGAGAACAATGTTACTTTGCTTACTAGTATGAATACTATCAGCAATATCATTTTTAAGACCAGGAATCTTATGAATGTGCTGTGTCAGACACAGCATAATTGTACTACGTTTTCCGCTTCAAGAAACGTCATCGGCGTTTGTCTCAGCGATAAGCTGCTTAAGATCTTTGAGGAGAATGGATATGTGGATGCAGATGAAATCGCGTACCATATCAATTGCAAGCTTCTTGAAGAAGCGGATAACTATATTGGATCAGAAGATGACAAAAAGGGTAGTGAGAAACTTAGTGATGTTCCTCGGGTTAATATTATTGGAGCGCATAATGATACAAACCCAATTCCAAGATATGCTTATCCTTATCCTTCTAATCTGTTTGATCCTAATGTTAGTATGAATTATTGGAATCAGTTTATGAGTCCTATGACTATGGGTGAAGGTAATAATAATGCACCTCAGCAGTATAATCCGCCCAAGATGAAGCCTGAAGATATGAAAAAGGGAGTAACAATTGAGTTTAAAAAGAACCGTGAAGGCTTTAACAATGAAGCAAATACTAAAGCCTGATATGGTTCTAAAATCTACCGACCAAAATCAAAAATAGCGACATATTATAGATACGCTAGTAATTTAATACTAGCGGATTTGTATCTAGCCTAGGTATCTTTTGATTCAGTTTCAACTTGATATTGATACGGTTACGTACAATAAAGTAAATTGAGTCATTAGATTGGAGGAATATAAAATGGCAGATGTTGCTAAGGTTGAGTGGGATTTTAGTGGTCTCAAGGTTACTGACCTTGGGGATGAAATCCGTGATGGATATGTTGAAGCTTTAGGGGATCGTACTGATGTAGAGCCTCTTAAGCTTCTTGGTACTCAGACTGGTAAGACATATACTAACTATGCTATCTTAGTTCGTTTTGATAAGGATGATACTAAGAAGCTTGGTATTTGCTTACTTCGCAAGGGCATTAATGTTCGTGATAACTCTGTGAAGTTTACGGCACGAGTAATGACTCTTGCTATTTGAGTTGATGAGAGACTACCATTCGTGGTAGTCTCTTTTTGTTTTCTTAGGAAGGAAGATTTATAATGGATATTACAATACTATTCCTTGCTGATAAGCTAGTATCATTGAGACATATATCTAATCTTGTATTCTGTGTCTCTTTATTCACTACTATAATGCTATGGTTGGTTTGCATGACACCAGATGTAAGTATAAAACAGGTATCTGAGACAGTTGATGAGACCAAATATAAAATAGATCAATTGATAGAGTTCATATCAACAAGAGGTCAAAATAAGAATGAAGCAAAACCAGTCGCTGCTGATACTATGCTTAGTAAAATTGATATTATGCTTAGTGAGATCAATTTTAATCTTGCTATATATAGTGAATATGTAGCTAATACAAATAAGCATTTTAAATGGCTTGTAATTTCATTGATCGTACTGTCTGCGAGTGGGTTTTTATCTTTCATTCTTCCTGATGACGAGTTAGCGACAAAGATAGTAGAGACTCTTATGAAGTAAATATATGGGGTACCGAAAGGTACCTCTATTTATTTTTCTATGTTACGTGAATTGTTAAGATTTCAGAGATATATTATAAATGGAATAGATATATTGGAAGCTTTTGAAAGGAGCTAATACAATGAAAAAATTATTAACCGCAATCCAAGCCGTAATCCTTTATATTCTCACCGTAATGAGAGCCGTTGTTATGGTTCGGAAAGGAAAGGGTGTTGTCTTCCACAATATTCGGTTTCTTAATGGGGACAAAATAACCATGAGTGATCTCATGGTATTGGCAGGGGCCAACAAAACAATCATCATGAATTCCGATGAAGGGAGGGTTATATTCAATCATGGCAATCCTGATGGTACACTTGTAAACTGTGAAAATCCGTCCTTCACAGTTTCTAGCAGGTACTTCAGTGAATTGGTACCAAATGGCGAATACTGGCTTATTGCTTGCTACAATGGAATGCGGCAAGATTATAGGTCAGATACCCACATATTCAAAAGAGTATGTCCGAGCATGTTTCCAATACATGCTCCAATCATAGGATCAGATATGTATGTATGTTCTTCCAATGAGGGAATATGTAAATCCTTAGGGATTCCACTTCCTTCAGAGGAAGATATCAGGAAAGCCTTATCTAGACTTCCTGAAAAAGAGTGATAAATAAAGCCGGTATTCGTACCGGCTTTTAATTTTTCTAAGATACGGTGATATAATAATAGAAAAATGTTACCTAAAAAGAATATAGAGATATATTATATATGGAGAGAGTAATAAGGTTATTTATATGAAAGGATGGTTTTTATGCCTAAGAGAATGGGTGCTTATGAATCTGTACTATTTTTAACTGATCATGGACTCTGTGAGTACTCTACTCGTAGAGAATTTTATGATCTTGTGAAATCTTTTGAAAGGAAGGGGGTAAGATTCCATAAAAATGTTATTGAGTATTGTTCATCGAATATACTCAAATCAGCAGAGTGGCATAGTCCTGAGTCTTCTTTAAAAGACATCAAGCATATCTATAACAAATATGGTACTTCCACTGCAAGGTGGAAAGAATTGACCTCTGTCCTGGATTGGTCAGAAGCTGCCGAAATGACTAGACTTGTAAGGGGCAAATCAGCCGATTCCCCATATTATTTTACAGGAGATAAACTGAATGTAATTGCAGAAATTTTTGATATTTTCGGAGACGAGGCATACGGGAGATCTGGAGCATGGTGGGACTTCACTATCTTTAGGGTCATGATGGGAGTAAAAGAAAAATGGATCCTGAAGTTTTGTCAGTGGGCTTATGCTAATGACAAAGACTACCCTCTTCATACTAAAGAGGGGATCGAGATAGTACGACAGCTTGGTATTAATAAAGCAAAATATTATTTCGATAAAGGATTTAGAGCAAAAGAGATCATTGATCTTTATGAGGCTCTTGATGAAGTCCCAGACTTCTTGATGCAAGGTATGACTTATGATTGGGATGATGAAGAAATAAGTCAACAGCCATCCATAAAGCATGTCCCATTTTGCGGATTTCCAAAGGGAATTACAAAAGTATCAGAACCCTTTGATATCGGAGATGCAGAAATAGCAGCTCTAGTTCCTTTCATAGGTCCAGTAAATGCCATGCGTGATTTTTACGGATATCACGACATGGATGCTGCGGATGCAAAATTCTTGTATCAAAAAGCAGTAGAGAACAAATACCTTCCATCGTTAAGGGACTTCTTTGATCCAGATAGAAAGACGGGTAATTCTTTCTATCTTCCGAGAAATTGGGAGAGTTGGATCATGGTGAAGTGGCTGAAGGACAAAATTGCTTCAGCCTGGATTACCATGTCCAAACCAAGAATTGTATATGGCCCTGCTGGGCTACAAAGGGAATTTACCTATTTGAATATCCTTGATGAGATCGGTCCGGAGGATCTTGTTAATGGAATTAAAACCAAGCCCGATAAAGTATTCGAGGCTGGAGCAAAAAGAAAGGAGGCTGAACTTAAAAGAGAAATGGGAGAGAGTGTAAGACTCCCAAAGGCTCCATGGAAGGACACCATGGAAGTGAAGCAGCTTATTCATTCGAATGAGTTAATACAGGAAGGAGAAATCATGCACAATTGTGTACGTGGTTATTTCCATGCCTGTCTTCATAAGAAAACTTATATATTCCATGTAGGAACTGGTAAGCGTAATACAGGTGCCACCATGGAGGTTACCCCAGATCGCAAAATCTTACAACTCTATAAAGCTGAAAATCGTAAAGCGACCGATGACTTATTAGATATGGCAAAGAGATGGGTAAAAGTAAACGGAGGTGATTTTACATTCCAGCTTCAAGGATAATAAACTGGAGAAAGAAGAGAGAGGTACCTTTCGGTACCCTCTTTTCTTTTTTATGCCGAGTAAATCCTTTTTCATCGACATATTATATCTGTAGTGATAGGAAGATAATTGTTCACATATTACTGTTTGGCTAAATACCCATATTTTATTCATTCCTTTTTACATATATATTTGCTTGTAGAAAGGAGTGAGGCATCATGGAAGATGCTCTATCTGACAATAAGCTCGTTAGAACTTTTATTGTCTTAGACGTGCTAGATCACGTCTTTAATATAGTAGAGTTCTTACTGAATCACGTATTCAGATAAAGATCCCATCTTCCTATCACTTATTCTTATATAAAGGTGTCATGGACTATGAGACACCTTTATTTTTTGTTTAATCATCTTTTATTTTTTATCCTATTGAGTTTGGTATCATAAACATCTAAGTAAATCAGCTCAGTGTTTCTGAGTATTATAAGTTGATATACATTTCCAAAAATATATAGAAAGCGAGTGATTTTTATGCCATTGGTTGGAGAGCGCAAGTCTCAGCAGCGCGGAACCAATTATATGATGAATGAAAACTATCAGTATGCAAAAGCTTTTTCTGAGGTCGCTAATGGTATTTTGAATGAATCTGCTGTTGACATTTTTGAGCGTCCTTCAAAGGCTTTCTCTGATGCAGATGTTAATGATAGCTATCGTAACTTCTTTATCGAAGGCCAGATTGATGAGAAAGATACAGCAATGTATCCTACTCCTGAGGCCGTTGAAGATGCTTACAATATGCTTGAAGAGCAGTATGAGAATGACCGTGAAGCTATTCAAGAGTATGCCAACATCGGTTCTTTCAACCCCATCATTGGCCTCACTCCCTACATCCACAAAATGCTGATGATGAATACGTTGTTTGATAAGGGTGCTATTCCGAAGTTTGTTGCTCGTAGTCCTAAGTTCACGTTCTCTATGGAGTATCGCATTATGCGAAATGCCGTTGGAGACGAGATTGATATGTGGCTTGAGCAGAATAAGATCTTTGATATGATGGAGTCTACTGCTCCCTTCAAAGATACTATTCTAAAGCTTCCTGAGAATATGACTACTGATGTTCTTGGTACTACATTCGCTGCCAATGCAATGGATGATAACCTAAGCATCGAGTCTAATATCTCTGCTGTACTTATTCAGACTTTCCTTAAGGCTGGAGAAGTTGCAGTTGATGCTAACGGTGTTAACCCTGCTCCTATGGCTTCCGATGGTATGGGCTATAAGTGGTACTCTATACCTCCGAAGTTCTTCCATCCGAACTATGGTGAGTATGATCGTACTATGATGGAGTCTGTTGCTGTCACGGTACGTACTGGTGAAACCACGACTAAGCTAGTTGATGGTATGTTTACGGGCTATGTGAAGAAGAATCGTTTCTTCATCCAGTGCTCTAATCCTGATGTTGTTGCTATTAAGCTAACCACTAGGATTGATACCTCTAGTGCAATGCTTCGTACTTGCAATGTTGACTGGAAGGTCGTTACGGATATCGTCGAGATTCCTAATGCTATTCCTATCAATACGCCAGTATCTCCTGAAGAGGTTAAGGATATTGCTGCTCTATACAATGTCAATCAGTTGACTAAGATCATGAGCATGTTTAAGCTTATCCTTTCCAACTATAAGGATGAGAAGATTCGTAGGTTCCTTGATAAGAGCTATATGAATCTTCCTGCTGCTAACAAGTTCTCTGGTACCTTCAACATGGATCCCAAGAAGTATTACTTCTCTACTCCTGTTGATTGGCGCCGTGAGATGTTCATTGATCAGCTTGAGACCTTTATCACTCCTATGATTCAGGTTCTCAATGATCCTAACATGACTATCTCTGTCATTGGTCGTGCTGATCTTATCCGTAAGCTGACTCCTACTGATAATGTATCTTATACATCTTCTGATAGCTCAGCTTCTATCCAGATGGATTACCATAAGACTGTAGTAACTCCTGACAAGCGAGTTTATCAGTTCTTATCCGCTGATAAGATGCGTGATAACAACAACTTCATTATCCTCTTGAATCCGAGGAACACAGATCGTTGTATTTACCGCGTATACGATTATCAGCTTTTTGTGTCTAACGAAATCAGAAATGCCGCAAACTGGGCACTTCCTGCAATTCACGCATTCGAGAGATTCAAGTGCGTAGAATATCAGCCAGTCCAGGGTCGTTATCGTATTCTCAATCCTACTGGTCTTACCGAGTACATTGAAAACGACGATCCGATCGGAGTTAATAGGGTAAATGATTATGGCGCCAACCTGCCTGAGGCTGTTCGTAATAATTATACGACCCCAGACATGACCTCGAGGGTGTCGCATGTAAACCCAAATAACTTTGTGTATTAACATTTAACATTATCTTTCACCATATAGTACTAGGATGGGAAACCATCCTAGTACATTTTTTCAAAATTTAATAATTCTATATCATATTTATAAAGGGAGGATGATTAACAATGAGAAAAGAAATTTATATAACATTGAATAGTGCTTATATGGATTATTGTGGTTATAGTAGTAGTGTAAAAAAGCCAGTTCATACACTATTTGAAAATGATGAAACAGATACTATGAAAGACTTATGTATCTTCATGCAAATAGATACAGAAAATAAGAAGTGTTGGTTAGAATTTGGATCTGAAGATTATACAACACCTATAACAGATAAGTTTGATATGATATATGATGACTATAGCACTCCTAGTGTAGATGAAGTCTTATGTGATATGTTTAAGAACAAGATTAAGCAAATACTTACTATGTTAAAAATTGATATAGCTACTATTGAAACATCTCTTAGAAATGATTCAGATAGATATAAGATATATGCTGCACCTATAGTTGATAAAGATCTTATGGATATGTGTGATGTGTTTGGCTTAGGAGACGTTCAAGATTTAAATTTTAGAATCAGTATTATTCCTAATAAGAGAGAAGAGTTAGTTAATCTTGTTAAGAACGATGTATACTTCTATAATAAGTTTAAAGACATCTTTAAGACAGATATAGTAGAGATAGATCCAAATATTAAATCTCATGGTACTCCTACCAAAAAGGAAATCATAGATAAGTTTAATAAATTTATGAGACCTGTTAAAGCTACTTTTGATATCCCTACTGTAATTGGTGACGTAATGACTCAAAAGTATTTCTATAAAACTGCATTCAAGGATATGCAAAGTACGGTCTATACTCTGATAGCTATAAAAGATATGATTAATAATTCTGAGAAGTATTTAAAAGATATGGATTTGAGTCTTTTTAATGGTCAACTAAATGATCTTCTATTTAAAATAACTAATGATAAAAACTATAAGGTTGTTAAGTTTAAAGTAACTGATGATGATATTCTTAATAATACTTTAGTACTACCTGGCTGGCTGATGAATATATTAGAGCAAGAGAGAATAACTATTACTATACCGGAGGATTTCTATTTTACTGATAATGAAGAAGATATCTCTGAGTCTAAGACTGATCAAGTAATATCTGAACATGAAGAAGAAGATGATATAAAACTTGATGATTGTATTGGTAAAGATTATGATAATGAAGATCTCAAAAATGATATAGTAAGTCTTCTTGATTTAGATGAGAATTCGATTAAAACATTGAATAAATTATTACGGGTTATAAAGCACGTAAGTAATAAGATGCATAAGTAAGGTTAAATGGTTAGGATGGGAGAAATCCCATCCTAATCTCCTTTTCAAAATTTAATAAGTCTATACCATATTTATAAAGATAAAGGAGGTAGATTATAATGTCAATTATCGCTGTCTGTATTGGTATCTTGTCGGTTATAGTATTTGCTGGAGTCATCGTGATTTCTATGATCAAGCATTTAAATGATGAGTCAATTGAAAAAGAACCATTGGTTATTGGTACTGCTGTACTTGTATTTGGATTGGCTATATCTGGAACTATTGCTGTGGGATATCCTCAGTATAAGATATGGCAACAAGAGCAAGAAGGTGCTGCTGAGTTATCTAGAGCTGAACAGAATAGACAGATTAGTATTCAAGAGGCTAAGGCTAAAGAAGAATCAGCTAGAAGCTTGGCTAATGCTGAAGTGATTAGAGCTGAAGGTGTTGCTAAAGCTAATAAGATTATTGGTGATAGTCTTCAGAATAATGATGCTTATATTCATTATCTTTGGATAGAAGCTCTTAAAGAGAGTCATGATCAAGTAATCTATATTCCTACTGAAGCTGGTATTCCTGTTACTGAGTCTGCAAGATTCTATGTAAAACAACAGCAGAAAAATACAGAGAATAAATAAAGAAACAACCTAGAGGTACCATTAGGTACCTCTTTTTTATTCTGACCAAACCCAAGAATAAGCATATATTATAGATGTGCCGTATAGATAGTAATGTACTTTAAGGAGGTAATTAATGATGGCAACTATAGTATTGATGATTAAATATTTAGGAATAACAGTTATAGGTATTTGTGTATTGTCTGGAATAACAACAACAATACTTATTGGTGGGAAATTAATATATACTTACCCATCAGTGGCAGCTATAATAGGAGGAGTATTATTATCCTTCTATCTATATACTCATCACAAGGTAAAGACTAATAAGATTAATATAAATAGTGAAGTTGAAGAGATTGATATTATTATGTGCCAGATAATATGTTTTATTATTTTGATGATTTTAGGAGTCTTTGGTATCTCCCATGCAATATATCATGGTAAGGATGTATTCATATTTTAAGGAGGTATTTGATTATGAAGATGGCAATATTAGTACTTAAGTACATAGGAACAACTATAACAGCACTTTCAGTTCTGGCTGGGATTATAACAATATTAGTTCTAGCTGGATGGTTGGTATACAATAAAACATTAATAGTTATGGCAGTAGGATTGGTCTTGTTGGCATTCTACTTATATGCTCGTAATAAAGTAAAGACTAACAAGATTGATATAGATCATGAGATTGGTAAAAATGATATTGCAACATTTCAGGCATTCTGCGTTGTAGTTATAATGTGTATTGGTATTGCAGGTATCTGATATGCAATGGAGCATGGCAAGGACGTATTCATATTGTAAGAAAGGATGAGGTATCATGGGTAGTAGCTTTGATGATTTCTATAATGAACTTCCTGAAGATGTAAGACAGAGAGTAGAAGCAGGAGTTAAAGAAGAGCTAGAGAAGATAGAGGAATATCGTAAGAATTATAAAGAGACTAAGGATAGTCTTGAGGATATAAAGGAATTTCGTAAGAATTATAAAGAGACTAAGGATATGCTTGATAATGTAAAGACTAACAGAAGAGAATGCTAAGACTATTAACTATAAACTAGAGTACCCTGCATGGGTACTCTTTTTCTTTTTGCTAGACATGCTAGTAAAGTGATTATATAGGAGGTTAGTATAATGGATAATAAAGAAAAGACATTTGATCCTTATGATAGAGATGATCCTGGATTCATTGGAGTTAATAGAGCCAATACGTATACTGCCGACATTCCTGAGAAGTATAGAGATAAATACACAGTACCAGATTCCACTCAAAGACGAGCTTGTGTAAATCCAAATAATTCATGGGTATAATCATGGAGGTGTAAGATAGATGCCTATTCAAACTAGAGCTACTGTTAATGTCATTGATTATGACTTCAACGGTATGGGTAATGCATATGAATGGATTTGGGAATACTATAATGATCCTAATAAGAAAGAGGCTCTTCATGAAGGGCTTATTTCTCTTAAGAATGAGCTAAATAGATTCTTTAAAGATAGTGTATGTGATGAAGTCATATATACGAATAATGTAGATAAGATGTTCTTCGGTATGTGTGTAATGCCATCTATTAAGAGTGAAGATGTATATAAATACGTTCAAGGAGATGAAGAGCTAAGAATAGATCATTACTCACTAGAGTTAGATAGCAAGCTATTCAATACAGGAATTACTTCTGAGGAGTTTGTTGCTATACTATTACATGAAGTTGGTCATATTGTAAATGATGCTTCCTCTGTAAATAGATTTAAGAAGAATATGGCTAATTACATGTGTACTAATGGTCCTCTTAGAGTCACTAGCAATATCAATTATAGAGAGATTCTAACCTTTGGTATTAAAGACTCTATAAGAAAGATGGATTCAATCTTTGATAAGAGAGATGATGAGATTCTTGCTGATGAATTTGTAATCTCTTATGGATATGGACAATACTTAGATTCAGCTCTTAGAAAGATTGTTAAATATACTGGTAATATTCCTAAGATAGATGGTAATAAATTTTTGGTAATGGCATGGACTATGAGACTATACAATGATATTCTTAATAGAAGGATTCCTGCATTGTATCAGATCAGAAAGATGGTCGATATAGTTCCTAGCTATTTTGAGAAGTCTGAGCTTAAGAATCTTGAGATTAGACTAAGAAGAATTGATGATGACTCTATTCTTGGTAACTATATCCAAGAAGGAGGATTTATTGCTGGTCTAAAGCGTAAGGGTATTAAGTCTTATGAAGAAGACTTCTATGAGCTTACGATGCTTACTAAGAACGTACAGACAGAAGACGACGCATTAGTGATAATGCATAAGATAAACAGCAGGATATCTATTATAGAAGACTATATAGATTCAGAAGAACTGAATAAGAATGATGATAAGAGATGGAATCTTCTTCTAGATAAGTATCGTAAGCTAAGGGATATCTTATCTAGTAAGACTCTAATGAAAGATGACTATAGTAGGATCAATATAGTATATCCTACTATCAGAGATCAGACTACAGTGTAATGTTGGAGGATACCTTCGGGTATCCTCTTATTCAATTCTAATCATGTGTATATATTATAGTATGGATGAAAGGGGGATACATAATGAAAGAGACTATTTGGACTGTCACTGAATATAACTATTGTGACGATAGAAAATATTATGTAAATGCTTTCTTCTATGGGCCATATGGGTTTCTTGCTATAAAGAAGGCAAGTGATATTCTTAAGTGCTCTAATGGATGTATATTAAGAATAATACATGATAGATTAGAATTAGCTGATATTAAAAGTATGATGTATGAAGGAGATATCATATGGGAGAATGGATATCTCCTGTGGATAACCAATAAGGATATTGGTAAATTAATAAGTATTGAGAGAAAAAGTGTAGTCAATGGTATCAATGAAGTTATTAGAAGGAGGGCTAATAATGGTAGACAGGACTGAGTTTGTGGCTTGGTTAGAGTCAGTAAACAATGTATACATTGAAGATGGCGAGTGGTTAGATGAGAAGTATAACGAGTTAAATAATAAGTATGACTCTATTACTAAGATAGATGCTAATGCTATAGAAAAGGTTTCTAATGCGTTAACCATTATGAATATCGGACAACTTGTAACGAGTGTTGATAGGAATGTCTTTGGGATTTATGGGTTTGATAGTAATAGTAGGCCATTGACCATTGATGGTGACCCATATACTGAAGAGATGAAAGCTAAGTGGAAAGAAAGACATAAGGATGAGGATATTAAAGATCCATATATCTATACTAGGAGTGTATATATCAATACTAAGGATGATAAGAAAAACAATAGACCTAGTAAAACACAATATTATCTGAATATCGCTAAAGCGGTATCAGAGAGATCAACTTGTCTTAGGAGGCATTACGGTGCAGTTATTGTTAAGGATGATCGTATCATTAGCACTGGTTATAATGGATCTGCTGTGGGGTGCGATAATTGTTCTGATGTTGGTAATTGCAAAAGGGAAAAGCTCAAAATCCCACATGGAGAAAGATACGAGATGTGTGTAGCTGTTCATGCTGAACAGAATGCTATTATTCAAGCATCTGCTGATGAAATGAAAGATGCTACTATGTACGTCTATGGATATGATTGTATTAAGAAAGAAGTATGTTCTGGTAGGGCTTGCATGATGTGTGATAGAGTTATTAGAAATGCTAAGATTGAAAAGGTAATTATAAGTGATCCTGATAATGAATATGAGGTTATTGTCTATAGAGAGGGTGGCACTTATGTTTGATCTAATAGAAGATGCCAAGGTTGACTATGAAAATGGTATTGCTGTAATTACATTTAAGAATGGTGCTCTCAAAAAGGTTCTTGATGGTTTTATCTTCTTCAATACTCAGTATGGTATGAATGATAGTGAATTATGTAACACCATGGATGAATGGTTTGAGTGTCTTATCCATACTATGGGTGATAATCTATATGAGATGTATAACTATAGTGATCCATGTACTTGGGTAGAAAGAGATATAGATATCTATGAGTGCTATTGTGACGTATATAAAGATTCTGTAGAATACTATGGTGCTGATAGTGAACAGGCTAAGTATGATAAATATATAAGAGATAAAGCTCTTGAAGATATTCATTGTTTCTGTGTATAGGAGAATAAAAGATGAGTAGTTTAAAGGATGTAAAACTCATGAGTTACAATGGTACTAATTTCACAGTTACTCTTAATGATGGATCAAAGATATCATTGACAAAAGAAGAAGCTATTAAAGGAGCTGCTGAAGCATGTATGGAAGTATCTAAAACATTATATAAGAAACTCAATGAAGAAGAATCTAAATAGATTTTTGAATGATACATTACATATAAATAGAAAGTTCTTAATACTAATCTATGTTTAAAGGAGTGTTTTATTATGGGAGAAGTTCTTGGAGGTTTCAAGCTTGGTGGAGAATTAGGTGGAGTTAATATTGTAAATAGTGATTGCACGTCTCTTCCCCAGGATGTCGCTAGTGGTCTTGATGAGGCTCTTGGTAATATCCTTGGGGCTAACTATGAACCCATCTGGTATGTAGGTAATCAGCTTGTCAATGGAACAAATCATATCTTCATTGCTCGTCAGATTGTCGCCAATAAGGACCATGATGTGTTCATCTGCAAGCTCGTAGTAAATATTCCTAATGGGTCTGTTGGTGGCAAGGGTGCTAAGGTATATTCTATTACGACTGAGGCTGATCTTGATAGGGATCTTGATCTTCTCTTCAAGAATACGGCTGGTAAGCTTGTTGGCGTTAGCTACAAGCCTATCATGTTCGTTGGTACTCAGATTGTTTCTGGAACCAACTACTACTTAGTATGTGAAGCTCGTACTCTTGTACCCAATGCAGAGCCTCGTGCTGTGATGGTAGTCATCAACGTGATTAACGGTGTTGGCTCTGTTGCTGGTATTCGTGGTCTCTCTTCCAATAAGACGGCTATTGCTTCTGGACAGGTTTCTAATGGCTGTCCTCTTGGCCGTTGGATGGAGTAATACTCAGTAGGAAGATTCATTTATAATAGGATTAGGAGAAATCCTAATCCTATTATTTTTGATATCTGAGTATACATTTAGATACTAGATCTTTAAAGGAGATTGATAACGATGTTAGGTACTCAAAACAATTTCAAGAACAATGGTAACAAGTCTAATGTGTATAGTCCTCAGGTATATTCTAAGTACGGTTACTCAAATCCTAATGAGGATGCTATTGATCGTACTCGTTTAAGTTTTGCTATGTTCAATAGTCTTCTTAAGGTTACTATCACTCCTCTTATTCCTGGAGGTACAGAGACTGAGAAGAATATTGAGCTGACTATTCATCTGTCAGTACCTAAGGCTTATATGCTTCTTAAGGAAATTGAGAAGTATGAAGAAGATAGGTCTATGGGTGTAACTACTAACTTCTTCTATGGAGTTGATACTCCTAAGGGTCTCATTGGTATTAGCACCGGTGACTCTTATGGTAAGCCTGGTGCTACTGTACTGGTAGCTCGTAGGATGAATGAGGAAGGCCAGATTGATAGTAGATATGCATATGAATTCAAAGAAAATGGATACTATTATTCTATCCGTAACTTTGATGAAGGTACTATGAATTTTGATAAGATTAGTGAGCCATATAACAATATTGAATTGGAAATGTTTAAGAATCAGCTTAGGCAGTATATTGATGCTATGACTTATGCTCATGCATATGCTACTGTAGATGCTAATAAGTTCGCTGAGAATAACACGTATAGGAGTCTTTCTCAGATTAAACAACATCTTGGTATTGAGTCTGTTAATAGAAGGACTGGTGGAGCTAGTGAGTTCTTCCGTAATGGTGGAAGTAGCTTACCTAAGACTTCTTATGGTTCTCTGTCTGATGCTATCGGTGATGGAGAAGATGATGACTCTCTCATTGGTGGTGAAGTAGAAGATGCAGAAATCTGATGATGATATTTTCATCACAAAAGCTACATTCCCATATATAGATCCAGAAGATGGAGAAGCTAAAATGGATTTGTGGCTTTCTAATGGTAAAAAAATTACTATCTTTGACAAGGATGTATTAAAAAAAGTTAGTAAAATACTAGAAACTGAAGTAACGGTAAAGTATAATGGAAAGCCATTGGTATAAAGATTAACCAATAACTAAATATGAGAGTAGAGCCTAGCGCTCTACTCTTTTTCTTGGAGGAATCATTATGGGTACTTCTGCTCTTAGACCCTTATTTGATTTTGAATCAATAGTAGATTTTAATCTAGCTGTGATTCATATGGTGAGAGAAGAGTTCTGGACTGATAAGTATTTCAATCCAGATGTTGCTATCAATAATGAGTACTTTCTAAAGTGTGCTATAATTAGCAATAAACAATTCAATCCTCTGAATATCATACTCAGACCAGAGTATGAAGATAGTGCTGATAATATCTATCGTGAGTTTCTAGAGGAGGAGATATTAGAGAGCTACTATGAGTTCTTTCCTGTAGGAGGATTAGTAAAGATATATGCAGCTAATTCATTCACTCATCCTACTATACTATGTCATAATAAGAAGCAAGCAGAGTATTGTAAAAAGATCTATGATGAACACCTAGATGTAAAGACAATCATAAGAAAGCCAGATGAGAAAATAGATATCAATGTGAAATATGATTGTTACTTTACCAATAATATATGGGATATACATAACAAATTAGATCATCCTAGAGCAATGCAGTTTAGAGTAATGAGAGCACAATATAATCTAGAACAAGGTTCTGGATTTGAGTTACCATTGTTTGAAGCTGCTATGCCATATATGGGGTCTTGTAAATTTGGTCTTGTAGATCCATATACAGATGTAATACTACCTTTGAAGGAGGAAGTTTAACAATGGAAATGATTTCTAATGTAGTAAACAATGATAGTCTTTCTGATCTCTATGTCCAGATCATGGAAGATCTTGGGAATTGTTTAGAAAGAAGCTATGGTCCCTATGGAAGTAACTCTCTTATCCAAAAAGGTGATAATGCTTTGCCTGTATATACTAAAGATGGTCATACTATACTTGCAAATATTAAGTATCATAATATTATTGAGAGGACGATTGTCTCCAATATACAGTCGATCACCGAATATATTGTCAAGGGTTCTGATGGGGTGGGCGATGGAACTACTAGTGCCGTTCTTCTTGCTCGCAATATGCTTAAGAATCTTATCGAACTAATGAAGAAATATAAGAAGGAAGGTAAGCATGTAGCTCCTGTACAGATTGTACGTACCTTCCAGAAGATTGTCAATAAGATGATTGATACCATTAAGAACAATGGTAGAGATTTTGAGATTAAGGATGCTCTTGATATCTCTTTGATCTCTACTAATGGTGATGAGAAGATTTCTAAGCAAATTTATCAGCTCTATAAGGAACTTGGTAAGGAAGTATATATTGCTCTTAATACAACTACTCAGAAGGATGATATTGTAGGTATCTATAATGGATTGGTTCTTGAAACTGGTCTTATTGAAGAGGCCTATGTAAATAATCCTGATAAGAACAATTGTACTATCAAGAATCCTCATATCTATGCATTCACTGATCCTGTAGATACACCAGAAATGATTGCGTTCTTTGATACTATCGTTAATAATAATATTTGGGAACCAATCATGTATATGAATGGACAACGTAAACCTAAGATTGATAAGAATGGTGCTCCTGTTATGATCAAAGGACCTAATGGGAATATGATTCCTGATACTGAAGAGTATACTCATACTGAGATTATTCCTACGGTTATTATCACTCCTAAGATGTCAAGGGATGCATCTTCTCTTATGGAGAGGATCACTGATACAATGGGTAAGTTTAATGGATCTGCTATTAGGCAGCGTCCTCCTATCCTTGTATTGACTAATCTTGGTGATGTAGATAATGACATGTATAGTGATATCATGCAGCTCTGTGGATGTAGGCCTATTAAGAAATACATTGATCCTCGTATTCAGTTACAGGATCAGAAGGCTGGCAATGCACCTACATATGAGACAGTAGATCAGTTCTATGGAACTGCTAGTAGTGTTATGAGTGATCATTATAAGACTACCTTTATTGAACCTACGAAGATGTATAATGTTGTGGCTAAGACAGATGGTATTGTTGAGCTTGAGCCTAGTGAAACATATAAGTCTTTACTTGCTTATCTTGAGACTGAGCTTAAGAAGGCTTATGCTGATAAAGCAACCTATCAAGATATCTATCATATCAGGAAGAGGATTAATTCTCTTAAGGCAAGTTATGTTGAGTGGTTTGTTGGTGGTGTATCTGCTAGTGATAGAGACCAGCGTAAGAGCGCTATTGAAGATGCTGTAATGAACTGCCGTTCAGCAGCTCGTGATGGTGTTGGCTTTGGTGCTAATGTAGAAGCATATAGAGCTATCTGTGGTATGTCAGAAAGTGAGAATCCTATTGAAAATGATATCGTTCAGTGCATCAGAAAGGCCTATGCGGATGTTATTAGGGTACTCTATAGAGAGTATTGCAGTAACATTGATATGGACCTAGATTTAGTACTTGATATCATTCTGACTGGTGAAGTACCTAATGCGGCTGGAGAAGATTATCCTGTCCTTAGCTCTATTATGTCTGATGTAAGAATCCTTGAAGGTATCAGTAATCTTATTACCATCATGGCTACATCTAATCAGTATATCTGTCCTGAACCTGCTAATACATTCCCTTATAGAGCTGACTATGATATTAAGAAGAGGAAAGAACAAGAGTTGGCAGAAAAGGAAGGTATTAGGTTATGATATTAGATGATACGAATGAGAAGATGTTAACTAATGCTGTTCTAGGATCTATGTTTGATCCAGACTTAGATGAAGTTAGTTTACAAATCATATCAAAATGGGATAATGATGGACAACTAACGAAACCTGAGTTTATTAGATTACTTAATGCTCTTAATCTTCGATTGATAAGAGTAGAAAACGAATAAATAACTAACTACTGGGTAATGGTTCGCCATTACCCATCTTTACTGCCAAAGGAGATGAAAGATGACAATGCACATTACATTTCCAGAATACATTAAGAATCCTATGCAAAATAGGGTTATGTCTAATAGACAGATGTATGATCGCATGTATAGAGAGAAGCTTAATCAGTTGCTTCTCAGGGAAAATGGCCAAGTGAGATATTTTCTCTTCAAAGATAATGAGAGTAGATATATTGTATATATCAAAGTACCATCAGAGAAAGTTAAAGGATTCTACTATGACGTATGTCTTGAGTTCTTTACTAAGTCTGATAAAGCAATAGGGTCAGAATCTATTCGAGATTACTTTGTTAGGTTCTATTCAAATGATCCATCATTCGTGTTCACATATGCTTATTCATTCATACAAAATAAGCTCTTCTTTGAAGACTTAGAGACTAAGATGTCTAAGCAAGCAAGAACACAAAAAGCCATAGTAACAAATAGAAAGAACGAGGTAGGATATGTAAAATCATTCTATTTCGCTTACTTGATAATGGAGCTTAAGGGTCTATTCTCTAAGAAGAAGTTTGACTATGAGGCTAGAAAATATAACAAGTCAATGCTACTACAGATGGTAGAGCATTCAAATGTAAAGTTTGCCAATAGACAACAGGTAGAGAAAGACCAAGCTGAGGATAAGAAGAGGTTTGAATCATTAGAGAAAACAGAAGGTGATCGGAACAAAGGCTTAAGAACAGCCAAAGCAGGTACCTCAAAACATATTACATCAACTCGCTCAGCTAAAAAGACATCATTCATAAAGTCAGTGAAAAAGATATGACCAAAACCTAGAATAGCGATATATTATAGTAGTGGCTTTAAGGAGGATGGTTGTAATGATAAGAAAGGAAAATATCACACTTGGTGATAATGAAAAGAAAAGGGGTCTTATAGAGCCCCCTTTCAAAATCAGGCCAAAAGCCGTTTTAGTAGACCCACCGTTTAAGATTAGACCAACTAAAGTCTTAGTGGATCCTCCATTCAAAATCAGACCTGTTAAGGTATTGGTGGATCCACCATTTAGAATCAGAGAGGAAGCTATTGAAGTTGCAAAACTACATAGAGAAACTAAGAAGGTATTCAATGATTTCATTAGTACTGAGGAAGAGAAAGTACTAAATGATTTAGATAAGAATGCTACTAATACGATAAGGCAGAACTGTAAAGAGTTCGCACATAAGAAAGTAAAGGTCTTAAGAAAACCACCATTCAAAATAGATCTTACTAATACTCCTGAAGTCGATAGATGGATGCCAACTAATCCAGATGATGAAATCTTTAAGACAACTGAATCTAGAATATATGCACCACTACATATATTCTTCAATATGAGTGATAATTCTAGTATAGACTTCTTCAATCTTAAAGCTAAGAGGTGCTATAATAGTGATAACATCAGACAGCAGTTCGTGCAATATATCAATTACTTTGAGAAGTACTATGATCCTGAGCATGAATTATTGATCAATTACTCTCATATCAAATATATGATCGACTATGTGGATAAGTATACTCAAGAGGATCTCTTCGATGATATCTTCAAGTATATATTCACACCGGTTATGTTGACTAAGATTGATCTGATGGTTAAGAGAAACTATAAGTTCAATCTCAATAATGGTAAGAAGACTAATAATGTCTCCTTACAGTATACTGATGCTCATGCTATACTGTTACTTAACTTCAGTATGATGCAGAAGTTTACTATTCCCTTAGTGAGTCATTATATCGCAATTAGAAAATATCCTTCTAATGAGATTAATGATGCACTCATGTCGTTCTACTATAGAATTCTTGCTATGTTCAAATCAGTAGATATGATGTCTAAGTTATACGAGACTGTCATGTCTAGTGTAAAGAGAAGCAAGAAGAAGAATAAGCTTTGGGATATGCAGAATATCAGGAGTATTAATCCTACTACTCATACAATAGAGTCTGTAGAGAATATTCCACTTCAGTTATCTCCGAAGTATAAGTTCAATCAGCATATCATTAGTTTCAACTTCAGTGCTATTAGGCAGAATATCGGATATAAGATTCTCGATATTTCATATAACTATACATTCGTTCCATTGTCTTCTTCTCTTAGGGATGAGGATAACAACTCGAAGATAGATAAGTATGAAGCTAATCTCGAAAAGACAGATGAGAATATGCATATGTTTATCAAGGCTAATAAGATGACAACTATGAAAGCGATTATGAATCATAGTGGCCTTGGACCAATCACTGATGAAGAGATTGACTTCTATAGGAAAGAGCTTACTAAGAATGGTGGACAGATAATGAATAGGTTCCAGCAGGAACTTGTAAATCTGTCTGTATATAAATACTTCGGTGATCCTATAACATCGAAGTTCACTAATAAGGATGAATATATTGCTCTTATGATTGCCTCTAAGAGATTGCTTAGTTCATACTTTGTAATCATTCATGAGATTATTGGAGGCAGAGTTGTAAGGCTTGTAGATAGAAAGAGTATCAATAAGAAGGATATGGAGAAAGTAAAGGCATCTCCTACTTGGCAGAAAATAGTGAATCTCTTTAGAAATCCTGCTAAGGAAGAACAAGTGATGAGCTATATGGCTATTATACTGAGTAGTGAATTTGCCTTCATATCCTATGATGATCCTGAGTTGAATGGGCAGAAGATTGAGTTACAACCTGAAGTAATCTGCGAAGAGTTCATGAGGTTTATCTTGATCTCTGCTGGGTCTGAAGCTAGATCTTACTTTACTGAAGAAGCTAAGGCTAAAGACTCTAATAGGTTGAAAGATATTGAAGATATTCCTGTGCCAGAAACACATAGGGATGTCGATAAGTTTGCATCCAAGGCATGGAATAGTAATGATGGTTCCCATGTATGGAGGATGAAAGTAGAAGATTAATAAGCATATGACTTGAGAGTACCAGTAATGGTACTCTCTTGTTTTGATTAAAGGGTGATTGTTATGGAAAATAAACAAAGGTTATCTAATGATGAATTAGTCCAGATAAACAATGGATTATTCTATCATCCAGATATAGTAGATTTTGCTGTTGAGTTGAATAGTACCCTGTTTCCAGATGAGATAGAGGAGTTGAAACAGAAGTTAATGGAAACAGGTAGACTAGATCATGTTGCTATCTATCGAGAGAAAGAGGTGAGAGGATACACTGGGTCAACTACACTATACTGTGTACTCAAAGGAAAATTAGACCAGTGTAAATGGTATCAAAAAATGAATGAGAAAGACAAGGAGTTAACAAGAAAGAATCTTATTTGAGAGGGTGATTAGATTGAGTGGAGGTTCATTCATCAATAATGTAGAAAGAGGATATATGTTCAAAAGAGAGAATGGTAGTTATGTAATTTGTATCAAACATCTTGGTGGTAAGAATCGGTTATGGCTCTGTGAAGACTACTCTAGTAATGGAGATTTCTTAGGGCCAATTAAGGTTCCATATGATGTTTTGATTGGTGTATATGAACCAGCAGGATTTACTGAGAGTGCTGTATTCAAGAGAAAGGATTGATTGTAATGAGTAGTAAAATTAAAATCTTATACACCAATGGGTATTCTGATACATTCGATTATCTTCTCATCAAAGGAGATACATCAGCCGAATGTGTTGAAAAATTGGATGATTTTGTTAATGGTTATATGCTCATGGAGCATGTAATTAATAGTGGCTGGGTAATTGATGACGGAAAAGTGAGTAATTTCACTGGAACATATGAATTGTTTCCACCTTTGATCTTTGATATGAAATCTAAGTTGCAACAAATGTATGAATGCATTGATTTTGGTGATTTCATCAGAGAATACAATACAATGACCATTAATTTAAACTATGACAGCTTTGATGAGTTTATTAAGCTTGAAAATAAGGAGGAAACAAAATGATTGACACGATTAAACGTCTTAGGAATGTATTCAGCATCTATGGTTTGAAATGTGCAATTGCAGCAGCTATCTGTGCTGGTATTTGCACTGCTGCTATTGACTACTTTGTCAAGTAAGGAGGAAATGATGTTAGATAAAATAGCAAGGATTTGCTTTATTGTAGTTATCGTATATGTGCTGTCGACATTGATCTTAGATGCGGATAAAATTGAATCATGGCAATCAATAGAGATAAGCCTCATATGCATAATAGGATCTCTTATATTGGAAATAAGGGCTGCACTTAAGAAGATATGGGAGAAGCTGGATAAAGATGTTTCAATTAAATGAGTTCGTCGAATTTCTTAAGACTGAATTTCCTGAAGGGGTTATAGCTAGTAATGGAGCTGAATTTGTATGTAGGTGTAGGCTCTGTGGTGATTCAGCTACTAATCCTTACAAAATGAGATTCTACATAAGTCTTAATCATCCATCTGGGTTGATATTCTTCAACTGTTTCAACTGTGGAGCAGGAGGGTTATTGACCCCAAATAGGTTAAGACAGTTATGTGATGCTCCTGTGGAGTTACTTCTAGATCTTGGTAGTTATAATAAGATGAAGAGTAACTCCATAGGATATAATACCTCTAGGAAGATCTATGTATTGAAGCCAGAGACCATAGTGGATGATGACATCAATCGAGGTAAACTAGAGTATTTCAATAAGAGACTGGGTCTGGATCTCACATATCTGGATCTTGTCTCGAATAAGATTGTTCTTTCCTTAGCTTCTTTGATAAAGAATAATAATCTAGCTCTTACTAGACATGCATCAATAGTCAAAGAGTTAGATACATTCTTTATCGGAGCTATAGGGATGAATAATAGCACTGTCAACCTTAGGAATCTTAATCAAGGAGGTGTATTATCTTCTATAGATAAGAAATACGTGAACTATAGATTGATACAGAATGATGATCCCAAGAGATTCTATGCTATTCCAACTATCTCTAACTATAATAAAACTATAAGGGTGAATATAGCTGAAGGAATGTTTGATATCAACAGCATATTCTATAACCTTAGAGATAGTAATAAGCAGAATGAGTTGTATATCTCAGTGGGATCTAAAGCATATACTTCTGCTATCAAGATAGTTCTAGAGGAATTTGGTTTGCTAGATGTGGTATTTCACATATACTTCGATAATGATGTTGAAGAGGCTATATACTATAGGATAAAAGAACTATGTGGTCCTCTACAAATTCCTGTATATCAGCATCACAACACATATAAGAATGAGAAGGATTATGGAGTACCATTATCCAGAATCAAAGATAGTTCTAAGATATTAGTGAAAGGATGGTAAATTTTGGCTAAACTGAATCTTATGGATAAGAGGATTGTTACTTCTTGGATGGAGAAGAATGGGGTTGATATTGTTGAGACTCCTGCTTACTATGAAATGGTAAGGAAGAAGCGTATTAAGTTCCGTTATGATGAAACAGGTGATCTTGATCGTGAAACTGCTTATAAGCAATTCATCGAATACCTGTGCTCTGAGTTCAAAAATAAGAAAGTGTGATCTAAAGAATTTTCAGAGATATATTATAATTGGGACTAAAGAGCCATTGATAAAATGAAATATATTCATGGCTCTGGAAAAGGAGGTGTTCCAGATGGATGACTACGACACCATTGGAGCCTCGAAATACTAATGATTGATAGTTACTATCAATCAACAAAAGAGGGACCTATTCTGGTCCCTCTATTTTCTTTTTTCTCAGACACCATAGTAAATATCCTATATGAGGAATAAGGAGGGAAAGGAAGATGGGGTTTAAGAGTCTTAATTATCATCAGGAGATGATATCATCAATCACTGGAGATGCTCATAGTAGAATTAATCAACCATTCATGCAAATATTTGATTCTAATAAGAAGCCTACTATAGTTACCTACTATAACATCAATAAAGAACATACTACATTAGACCAAGGGTTACATATCCACTATTCAGATCTAGGTAATCTAAGCTCTTTAAGATTCACTAAGTATAACAATCTATATCTATTTGGTATCAGTAAGGTAGAGATGGATGCTGCTTATGGAGACTTTGGTGTAGAGGCAGCGGAGATATCTGGTACTGCTTATCTAATGCCTAATCTATTTGATCCTTATGTAAATGGATACTTTAGTATCAACTACTTAGATAGAGACTTACTATTCAAAGTAATTAGTGTTACTC